CTGTTTCAGAGGTATATCTGTCATCCGTACTATTTGTAACTTGGATTAGACACATCGTTTACGACAAAATCACATTCTTCTTGAGGAATGTGGGTACATCATAGACATTGTTGTTTTTCGCAAAGTCATAAGTTGGTACTGGTGTGACTAGAATCATATCCGGGGCTTTGAATTCAGCCCAAGCAGGATTCCGTCTAACACGATTCCACAACTTTTGGAGTTGGTGAATGTAATCACCATAGGTGCCGACCTTCTCAGTCTGCCGCTTGTGTGTGAAAGCTTTACCCGACCTTTCCGTCCACATATTCTTTTCGTGAATCACATCATCATCCGCCACAAAACTATTAGATTCCGTAAGGAATTGTTCAACAACTTGAAGACCCCATAAATCATTCTGACTCATGAAATTCTCTTCCGTCATATCATCCTCACCCAATGACATTTTGTAACTTCGAAGATGGTGTTCACCAAGAACGTGTCGCATCGGTCGATGTTTATTCATAGCATTCTTCCAAAAGAACCAACTCATATCCACAGGACATGATGGAACTTTATGAAGAGCTTGTAACTTCACAGCCATTCGTAACTCATCACGACTTGGCCGGAACTTCTCACCCACAACTGGCAAGCCACAGCCTCCAGCATCCTCCGGGATAAACCAAGGTATACCGACGTCTTTCAGACCCTTATTGAAATTGATAAAATATTTCAATACAAGACTGAGACTATTTGTCGGCATTGACCGAGATTTAGACCAATAATGAACATCAAAGTTCGGGCAATTGAAAATTAGTTCTCTAGCCCTACTTCCAAATGTTCCATCACGTCTCACAACCTGAGCATCTGGTATTGCCTTCGCATAACCAGAGCCAGTAGCGTCACCCGAACGAGTCATCCCCATCAGCAGACCAAGATTAATATACTTGATCTGATCATAGGAATAACTGTTCTCACAACTCGTGTATGTAAAAGTCATCGAATTCATATTCATAAATCTCGATGAATAATACACCTTCCCAATAGAGGGGGTCAAACCACAATATGAACCAATTCTGGCCCAAATTTGGCGACCCTCTTCAGTCGTTGGGAAACACGCGTCATCCCCGTTAATCAACAGTTTCGTGGACCGTAGAGACATGGTACGAGACTTCACTCCATCCCCCACCACCTCCATAGTCCAACGACAAATCGCAGCATTGATTAGGCACAAAATGGGAAAGCTTGTAACACTTCCCATAAGTTGTCCACTCACCTGCACGCCAGATCTCTGGTCTTTACTGAGTTCCTCTGTGTAAGATGGATTATTAATCTTATGTTGGATCAAAGATCTAACAAAAAGTTTTGTCTCCAGCTCTGTCAACTTTAGACAGATTGCAATCTCACGCGCAGCAACCTCAGAACACCAAGATTTCATCATATTCGTCGCATCACTATAATCAACAGAAAGTAACTTCATACCTTCAGGCACACGTCCTAACCTTTCCTTCACAATTCGTTCCGATATCATCTCACCAGTCAATCTAAAGACATCCTGATCAGATAACACCTTCCACATCTTTTTTTGTAAAGGACGAAGAACATGGTACAACATAGCTGGACCTTTCGAAATTACCCTAACCTTAAGGGCTTCCGAAAGTGCAACTAACTGCACCCATGCCTCTTCGTGCTCAGCCTTCTCGAGTAACCTCAAATAGAAGGCAGCAAAGGCAGAACGGAGACGAGAGTCATCGATCTCTTCGATCTTAACACCCCATCCCGCACTCTTCACTTCACGTAGGATGAGCTCTTGCTCTCTTATGGAAGCATCCCTCAAATCGGGATGCCCCATCAAGAAGGCACAGGCTCCACCAGATCTTATTCCAGAGCGGTTACACGCACTCACACTGGGCAAAAATGGTTTAAGTCGGTCTCGATCGTCATATTCGACGTTCTTAAAGACCTCTCTAACCGTGCGTCGGATTTGATCGGACATAGTTTCACGATTCAATCTAACTTGCACCTTGGTGTTATCCGCTCTTGTCAGTGTTGACAAGAGTCTCGGATCATCCTCTACTTCATCTTTCACTTGCGTTAGCGCCTCAAACGTTTTACGTTTTGCTTGTTCTAACTCTTCATCACCAGGTCTAGGCATTCCTTTCTTAGCCATCAAACAAGTCAACAACAGACTATCACATAGAATCTTCTCATTTTCCAAACAGACGTTCCCACGTCTGTGGTTCCATAAAGAAGTCATCCATCGACCGGCCTTACCACCGAGCAATCTTAAGGGATTGTCCTCAAAATCACCAGGCTTTTCGACCTCGTCTTGTTTGTCACCCATATACGTCATGACTGCACTGTAAAAGGCAGCCATCTTGTATTTGACGAACTTAGTGGGAGTACTACACTTCCGCGCACAGAAATTCCAGTGCGCGTAAGTGTTCCTCAGACTATAACCTGTTGTGTTGAATCCGTGAAGACGGTATATCAAAACAACAACATCCACGCAACCGCGGATGTACACTTCGAGAGAGTCACAACTTCCCTCGAGTGGGAGCTTATTGTCAATGCTACCACAGACAGCCTTCAACGTTTCTTGCGTTCCCTGTAAGACAGAATCTTTGTTCTGTAGGGTAATCGCACGTTCACGAAGGTCTTTGACCCAACCTCGTCGAGGTATGGGTCCTGTGGGCTCGAATAAATCACATTCGGCC